GCGCCCGATGGCGCGACCGACTGGAACGCCGCATCGCGTGATCTGGAGACCGTCTCGCGCATCCTGCAGGCGTGGCGGGCCGAGGAGCGCCGTCGAGAAATCGCCGACGACGACGAAGAAATGATGCTGTTCTGAGGGAGCTATGCCGACCTACCAATACGAGTGCCAGTGCGGCGCAACTTTCGACCGGGTGCTGCCCGTGGCGCAGTACGCCGATCCGCAGACCTGCGAGTGCGGCAAGGTCGCTCGCAAAATCATCACGCCGACCTGGGGCTACGTGCAGCGCGAGTGCCGATACGACAGCCCGATCGACGGCCGAGCCATAACCTCGTGGAAACAGCGCCGCGACGACCTCGCGCGCAACGGCTGCCAAGAATACGACCCGGAGATGAAGAAGGACTACCACCGTCGCATCGAGCGCGAGAACGCCGCGCTCGAACGCAAGCTGGAATCGACGGTGGAAGCCGAGATTGAGTCGATGGGCGCCCGCAAGCGCGAGAAGCTGCAGGCCGAACTCGACGCTGGCGCGACGGCGACACCGGAGCGCGGAACTTCAAACGGGTCGCTGATCGCGCCCATTTCACACTAGGAGACTGACCATGCCCCCGGAAAACGACACCGCCGACAGCGGTTTCGACCTCGACTCGGCCGTTTCGGAAATCGGTAGCGACTTGGGCTTCACCAGCCCCGAACCTGACGAGGACGAGCGCGAGGAGCCGGAGACCGACGACGCTGGCGAGGAACAGGCCGAAGCCGAAGGCGCCGACGAGCCGGAAGGCGAAGGCGAGGAAGTCGCCGCCGACGAGAAGCCCGCCGAACAGGCCGCCGTGCGCGAGCCGCCGAAGTCGTGGCCGAAGGAAAAGCACGCCATCTGGCAAACGCTGCCGCCCGAAGCGCAGGACTTCTACACCCAGCGCGAGAAGCAGTTCCTCGACGGCCTCGAGCAGTACAAGGCCGGCGCGCAGTACGCCAAGCAGTTGAGCGACGTCGTGGCGCCGTTCCGGCCGCTGCTGCAGCAGCAGGGCATCAACGAGACCGAAGCGTTCCAATACATGCTGACGGCGCACGCCAACCTGTCGACCGGCAGCCCGGAGCAGCGGCGCGAATCGTTCATGCAGATCGGCCGCGACCTCGGCATCCTAGGCGCCAATGACACGCCCGACACTTTGGCCGTTGGCGAACAGTTGCCGGTCGACCCGCGCGTGCAGGAGTTGCAACAGCGACTCAACGCGCTAGAATCGGAGCGCAACCGGGAGACCCAGGCTCGCCTACAGCGGGTGAAGGTCGAAGCGGACACGGCAGTCGAAGCCTTCGCGGCAGACCCCGAGAACATCTACTTCAACGAAGTGGCGTCCGACATGGCGCTGCTGGTGAAGCAGGGGTTTGAACTGAAGGACGCCTACGACCGCGCCGTGTGGAGCAACCCGGTGACGCGCGCCAAAGAGCAGGCCCGCCTTCAGACAGAAGCCGCGGAGACCGCCAAGAAGGCCGCACAGGAGCAGTTGCAGACTGCCCGCCGACCCGCCGCGACCAACGTGCGCGGGGTCGAGTCCCGCCGCGCTCCGACAGAGCCGAAAGGGAAGTTCCTCTCCGACGAATCCCTAATGGACGACTTGAAGCGTATCAAGTCGCGCCAGGCAACCTAACACCCAGGAGTCATTCCCATGCCGGCCAACAGCACCTTCACCGAGCTCGTCTCCACGACCTTCCGCAAGCATCGTCGGGAGATCGTGGACAACCTGTCAAACCGCAACGCGCTGCTCAAGTACATGATGAAGCGCGGCAACAAGCGCACCGAAGATGGCGGCCTCTCCATCGCGGCGCCGCTCGACTACGCCTCGAACTCGACGTACCAGCGGTACAGCGACTGGGACACGCTGAACATCAGCGCGTCCGACGTCATCTCGGCCGCGGAGTACCAGTGGCGCCAGATCGCGATCAACGTCGTCGCGTCGGGCCGCGAACTGCTCATCAACTCGGGTGACAGCAAGATCATCAACCTTGCGAAGGCGCGCATCAAGAACGCGCTGCGCACGTTCAACAACAACTTCTCGAGCGACCTGTACTCGTCGGGCTCCCTGACGAACCAGATCAACGGCCTGCAGGCGCTGGTCGCGGACGCGGGCACCGGCACCGTCGGTGGCATCGACTCGTCCTCGTTCCCGTTCTGGCAGAACACCGTGATCGACGCCTCGGTGCTGTCGGTCACGCCGTCGGCCACCACGATCGAGAAAGACCTGATGCTGCCCGCGTGGCTCGCGACCGATCGCGGCCCGGACGACCAGGTGGACCTCATCGTCGCGGACAACAACTACTACCAGTTCTTCGAGACCTCGCAGATCTCCCTGAAGCGGTACAACGATACCGGCAAGGGCTCGGCGGGTTTCGTCGCGCTGAAGTACAAGAACGCGGACGTGATCTACGACGGCAACTCGGGCATCCCGGTCAACCACATGTACTTCATCAACACGAACTACCTCGAGCTCGTGGTGCACAAAGATGCGGACATGGAAGTGATGGACGACCGCGTTCCGCTCAACCAGCACGGCGTGGTGACGCCGATCATCTGGATGGGCAACCTCGTCTGCACGAACCGCAGCCTCCAGGCCGTCATCTGCCCGTAAGGCAGCCCGCGACATACAGGAATAGGAGACACAAACATGTTCGCACCCATCAACTTCGCGGGCGCCACGCCGTTCAACGACTGGTTCGCGCCCGACACCACGCAGCGCCATCCGCTCGGCTACCAGGTCGAGGCGGTCGACCCGTACTGGGGCTATGGCGTGTTCCAGTACATCAAGTCGAACGACGCGATCCTCAAGGGCTCGCTGGTCGTGGTCGGCACCTTCCCGACGTTCCTCGGCACGCTGCTTCCGAACACGGCTTCTCTCGGCGTGCCGTTTGGCGTCGCGATGGCGCCGATGGCGTCGGGCACCTACGGCTGGATTCAGCTGGTCGGCAACGCGGTCTACCAGACGAGCGCCACGGTTGCGGCGGACGCCACGGTCGGCATCGGCGCGGCTGGTAAGATCGGCGCCTACTCGACGCTCAAGGGCATGGTGAACGTCCACAACCTCAAGGCGGCTACCGCCACGACGACTTGGACGGCCAACACGCAGAACGGCACCGGCAAGATCGTGGTGCCGAACGGCTACGACGGCGCGTTCCTCGGCATGGCGCTCTCCGGCACTGGCGTGCCGGCGTCGACCGTCGTGGCGAAGCTGGACCCGGATGGCAAGACCATCTACACCGGCTCGGCCATCGGCACCCTCGGCGACAAGAACAGCACCGCGACCGGCAGCATCACGCTGACGGGCACCTACACGGGCTTCGGTGCGGGTTACATCCAGTATCCGAGCACCAGTTCCGCGGTCGCCTAACGGCATCGCAGCCACTCTGGCCGGGGTGTCACAGCCCCGGCCTCTTTTCGCATAGGGGGAAACCGTGAGCATCGTCCAAGCGGTGAGCGAGCGCGAGGAGCGCCCGGCGTTCGTGCGCTTCAAGCGCGTCGCGATCGAGAACAAGGTCGAGTCGCTGAAGCAGGGCAAGTACGTCGGCACCGACGTGGACTACGCCCTCATCACGCCCATGTATTCCAAGGACGTGATCGAGATCAAAGTCGAGTCGTGGTTCCCGCAACTCGACATCGACGCAAAGAAGGGCCGCATCCCGCAGGCGTGGGTCGATGCGTACCGAAAGCACTACCAGGCGTGGAAGAACGGCCAGGAACTGCCGCCGACCGGCACTGCGATCCGCACCTGGGGCATGCTCACGCCAGCGCAAGTGGAGGCGCTGGTCCGCATCAACATCCTGACGGTCGAGGACTTGGCTGGCGTCAACGACGAGGGCATGAAGCGCATCGGCATGGGCGCCGTCGAGATGAAGAACAAGGCCCGCGCCTGGCTGATGCAGGTCAACGACAAGGGGCCGCTGACGCAGGAGAACGCGGCGCTCAAGCGCGAGAACGATTCCCTGCGCGGGCAGGTGACGGAACTCACGCGGCAGAATGCCGAACTGCGCGCCATGCTCGAGGTCGCGACTGCGCCGCCCGGCGAGCGCGCCGTGCAGGCGGCGGCCGAGAACGAGATCACAGCAAGCGACCTGCTGGGAGATGACGAGCCGCCGCAGGCCGCGCGCAAGCGCAAGTGAGGTAGCCCATGACCGCTGTCGTCCTAGATGTCATCCAGCGCGTCAGCCGGGCGGTCGGCATCAGCGCGCCCACCGCGGCCTACGGGTCGACGGACGAGGGCGCGCTGCAGATGGTGGAGTTGCTGAACCAGGAGTGCCGGTCGCTCGCATCCCGGCACGACTGGTCCTTCATGCGCGCCGAAGCGGCGTTCACCGCGGTTGCCACGACGTCGCAGGGCACGCTGACGGCCTGCACCGGAGCGACGTTCTACGGCGTCAAGGGCATCGTGAACGATACGATGTGGAACGCCACGCGGCAGTTGCCGATCTACGGCCCGACGTCGAACCGACGCTGGCAGGCGAACAAGATGCTGAACGTCGCCGGCCCGTACTCGGAGTACCGGCTGTCGGGCGAGCTCAATTTCGGCGACTCGCTGCTCGTCATCACGCCCGCGCCGACGGCCGGTGACTCGATCCACTTCCAGTACCAGACGAAGTGGTGGTGCCAGCCGAACGGCTCAGGAAGCACGCTGGTCGCAAACATTCAGAGTGACAGCGACGTCCTGAACTTCGATCAGGACCTGCTGCTCGCCGGCCTCGAATGGCGCTGGCTGCGGAAGAAGGGCCTGTCCTACGCCGAGGAGTTCGCGTCCTACGAGGCACTGGTTGCCTCCGCGATCCGCAACGACGGCTCCAAGCCGCGGCTGCGCATGGATGGCCCGTCCGAGCAGTTCCGCGCGGGCTACGTCATCCCGATCGGTGACTGGTCGCTGTGATGCGCCGGCCGCAGGAAGTCTACGTCAAGCCGGGCGGCGTCAAGTCGCGCTCGACGACGCTGCCCGCGCCGATTGGCGGCTTGAACGCGCGCGACTCCGTGGCGAACATGCCGGCGCAGGATGCCGTCATGCTCGACAACTGGTTCCCGCGCTCGACAGACGTGGTAACGCGCGGCGGCTACGATTCTTGGAACACGTTCACGGGCCTGTGCCAGACCATATTGGTGTACACCGGCCCGACGTCGACCAAGATTTTCCCGTGCATCAAGAACGGCTCGACGTACTCGATCATGGACGGCACGTCGTCGGGCGCCGTCTCGACGGCGGTCGTCGGCGGCTCCGGCCCCACCGTCCAGGCGCTCACGTCCACGCGATTCGACTACGCGGTGTTCACCACGACCGGAGGCACGTTCCTGACGGCCGTGAACGGCGCGGACACGCCGCTTGAGTACAATGGCTCGGCGTGGAGCTCGTCCGGCACCACGGGCGGCACGCCGGCCAACTACTTCACCGTGGGCGTGTACGCCAAGCGCCTGTTCTACGGCGTCAAGGACTCGTTTGACGTGTATTACCTTGCCGCCGACACCAAGTCTGGCGCGGCGACGCGGCTGCACCTTGGCGCGCTGTTCAAGAAGGGCGGTTCGCTCAACAGCATCATCACGGTCACGGACTCGTCCAATTCGCTGACCGACTACATCGGGTTCCTGTCGACCGAAGGCGAGATCGCGGTCTACACGGGCACCGATCCGGCCACCGCAGCCGACTGGCAGTTGGCGGCGTTCTTTGAGATCGGCTACCCGGTCATCAAGGGCAACCGCTGCTGGGAGAAGCGCGGCTCGGATGCCGTCGTGCTTTGCGCGGATGGTGTGTATCCGCTGCGCAAGGCCATCGCGGCACAGAACCGCTCCGAGGGCCTGTCTGTCAGCGACAAGATCCGCACGCTCATCAACTCGGACATCGTGACGCACGGCTCGCGCTACGGCTGGGAAGTGATGGCGTTCCCGAAGGGCACCAAGCTCATCGTGAACGTGCCTACCAGCGAGGACCGCGCCAGCTACCAGTACGTGATGAACACCGAGACCGGCGCCTGGTGCCGGTTCACGGGATGGAATGCGTTCTGCTTCGCGGTCGCGCGCGACACGCTCTACTGGGGCGGAAACGGCATCGTGGTCAAGGCCGACACCGGCTACGATGACAACGGCGAACCCATCTTCAGCGACGCGCGCCAAGCGTACAACTACCTCGGCAACCGCGGGCGCAAGAAGCACATCAAGCTCATGCAGCCGGTGCTCGCGATCGACGCCGACTACGGCATCGGCGTCAGCGCAGATGCCGATTTTGCCGACCGCACGAACCTGACGCTGCGGACCATGATGGGCGGTTCAGGCGATCCGTGGGGCGGCGTATGGGACGTGACATGGGCGGGCGGCACGGTGGTCCAATCTCGCTGGTATTCAGTGCCACAGATCGGGACGGCTATCGCGCCCCGCGTGCGCGCGCGAACCGAGGCGGGCTCCGTCTCGTGGTCGGCGACCAACGTGCTCTACGAAGTGGGGGCAGTCGTGGGGTAGCTCTGGTCTATCACGACAACGAGCGCGTCGGGCAGTGGCTGCTCGACCAGATTCCCTACGTGGAGTCGTGGTCGCCGGGCCACCAGACGATCGGTCTCGAGCGCGGCGGGAAGCTCATCGCCGGCGTGGTGTTCGAGCACTTCACCGGCCATGACATTGATGTCAGCGTAGCGGTCGTCGGCGGGTGGGTGTCGCATACGTTCGCGCGTGCGGTGTTCCGCTATGTGTTCCACCAGTTGACTTGCCGCCGGATCAGTTGCGAAATAGCGGGGCAGAACGCGGCGATGCGACACATTGCCGGTCGGCTTGGCTTCATGGTCGAGGGTGAAAAGCGGGACGCGATTCCCGGTGACTCCCTCGTGATGATGGGCATGCTTCGATCGGAGTGTCGGTATCTATGATTCGCCGTGAAGGTTTCACTTGGCTGCTCGATTTCGCACCCGGCAAGGGTGGCTCCGCGCCGCCGCCGCCGGACCCGTATGCGACGTCTCAGGCGCAGACGCAGAGCAATCAAGCGACCGCCGCCTACAACGCTGCGATCAACCGGGGCAACACCTACACGCCCTACGGTTCGAGCACGTACACCACGCGCACGGACCCGACGACTGGCGCTCCGGTGTACGACCAGACGATATCGCTTTCCGGCGACACGCAGGCGCTGCTCGATCAGCAGATGGCGCAGGACCGACAGCTGGGCAACATCTCGCAGGGGATGATGGGGCAGGTCGAGAACGCCTATCGCAACCCCATAGACACGTCCGGCGTGCCCGGCCTGACGGGCTCAGTGGGCGGCAATCTGCCCGCCCTGCAAAGCACGCTGGACACAGGAAACCTGCCTGCGCTGTTGGGCGAAAACGACTTGCTCGGCGCCCGAAAGCAGGTTCAGGACGCGCTCTACCAGCGCAACACCGCGATGCTGGACCCGGAGTGGCAGCAGCGCGAGGAGCGCGCTCGCACCCTCCTCGCGAACCAGGGCGTCGTGCAGGGCAGCGAGGCGTGGAACAATGAGATGGACCGCCTGACGCGCTCGCGCTCGGCGGACTATACCCGCGCACGCGAAGGCAGCATCCTGCAGGGCCTCGGCGAGATGACGGGGCTCTCGGACATGGCGCGCGGCAACCGCTCGCAGTTGATGTCCGAAGCCATTGCGCGCTACGGCGCGAACAACGACGCGCGGCAGCAGGGCCTGCAGCAGCAGATCGCCGCAGGCAACTTCGGCAACCAGTCGCGCGCGCAGGGTATGCAGGAACTGCTCGCGCTGCGGAACCAGCCGCTCAACGAGTTCAACGCGCTGCGATCGGCCTCGCAGGTCGAGGCGCCGCAGTTCAGTGGACCTGGGGCCGTATCGGCTGCAAACACCGACGTCGCGGGCAACATCAATCAGGCGTACCGCAACCAGCTGGACGCCTGGAACGCACGCCAGCAGTCGAGCAACGGGCTGCTTGGAAGCTTGATGGGTCTTGGCGGCACGCTGGGCGGCGCCTGGATCGGGCGCTGAGGGAGGCCGTACCCACATGGCGATCTCGTTCAAGCAACTCATCGCGCCGGCTCAGGTGGACGACGTGGAGGCGGCCCAGCGCCGGCAGGCCATCGCCGAAGCGATGCAGCAGCGCGCGATGCAGCCGAATCTCCCGCAGGCCGGCGGCCCGGTGCAGGCCAAGTACGGCGCCGGCAATGCGCTGGTGGACCTGGCGAACTCGCTGGCATCCGCGTGGAACCTGAAGAACGCCAACACGGCGCTCGGTCGGGCGAAGGAGGCGCGCGCCGGTCAGGTGCAGGACGCCAGCAAGCGTGTCGCGATGTCGCAGCCGAACATGCCGATGGCGACCGGCCCCGGCGAAATCATGTCGCCGCTCACGCCGGAGGAAGCGTCGGCTGACCTCGGCCGCGCGATGGGGCCGGAGGGCCAGACTGCCGTCGCCAAGGCGCTGATGGAGCGCAAGCTGTCGGAGACCGATCCGAACGCGCTGGCCGACCGCGACCTGAAGAAGTACCAGATTCAGGCCGGCATCGACGACAAGCGCGAGGCGCGTCAGCAGCGAATGCTCGAGCTCGAGACGCGGCTGGCCGACCGCGCGCTGGATCGCCAGTCGCGTGAGGCGCTGCAGCGCGAACTGATGGGCTTGCGCAAGCAGATGAACGACGACTCAATCGCGGGCCGGAAGTACGCGGCAGATTTGACCGCGGGCGCGAAGCGGGATGCTGCGCAAGAGAAGCAGGACGCTGCGGAGGCGACGAAGGCTGACGGCTCCGAGTCAGCCGATGTTCTCATCGCGCAGCTGCGTTCGAGCTACGACACGCTCGATCAGTCCGGCGGCATCGTCAGCACGCAGCGAGACGGCCTGCGGAACATCGGCTCCAAGATTCAGTCCAGCGCGCTCGGGCAGTTTGTCGGCGGCGCTGTCGGCACGGAAAACCAGTCGCAGCGCGAAAGCATCGCGCAGACGCGCCCGCTGCTTCTGGCGGCCATCAAGGACGCGACCGGCATGTCCGCTCGCCAGATGGACAGCAACGCCGAACTGAAGCTGTGGCTGGCCGCCGCCACCGACCCGACTCGAGGCGTTGAGGAGAACCGCCGGGCTCTGGACAACATCGAGAACTTCATCCGCGTTCGCGCCGGACGGGGCACGGCCACGACTCCTCGCTCCGGCACCATCCAGCGCCCCGGCGCCGCCTCGCCCGCCGCCGCCCCGGCTGCCGTCGACCCCGCCGTGTGGGAGGCCATGACGCCGGAGGAGCGCGCGCTGTGGCAGAACTGAGCCTAGAGCAGCGTCGCGCGATCGCAGTGGCGCAGGCCCGGCTGCGCATGCAGGCGGCGCCAACCGCGCGCGGCCCCGCGACCCGTGGCCGCGGCGGCAATCTCGCCGAAGAGCAGGCGGCGATCGACCGCGTGACCGGCCGGAACGCGCCAGCCGCCCCCGCCGCGCCGGCACCGCCGCGCTGGGCCAAGGGTGCCACCTACGAGACCCTGAAGATGGCCGCGCCGGAGATGGCGATGTCGGCGATCTCGGGCGGCGTCGGGCAGGGTGCAGCCATTCTGCGTAACCTCTACGGCATGGCTTCTGGCGAGGACATCGCCAAGGAGACCGGCCCGCGCGGCGCGGCGACGGCCGAAAGCATGACGTACCGGCCGCGCACGGCGCTCGGGCAAGCCGGCAACGACGCCATCGCGTACCCGTTCCGCAAGATTCAGGAGGGCGGCAACTACGTACAGGACCGCCTGACGGACGCGGGCATGCCCGGCATGGGTGTAGCAGCCAACTCGGCCATCCAGATCGCGCCCCAGGCGGCGCTGACCGTGCTTGGAATGCGCGGCCGGCAGCCGCAGGTGCCCACGGCGGCGGCGCCGACGCCTCCCGCTGCCAGCATCGGCCCCGTGGCGCCGCGCCGCCCAGCCGGCCCCGTAGGCGGTTGGCCGGCGCCTGCGCCGCGCAAGCCGCCGGGCATGCTCTCAAAGGCCACCGCGCGGTTCCGCAAGGGCGGCGCCGAGCAGGTCGCGCGCGACATCTTCATGGAGGAGGCCGGCACCGCGGCAGACCGCGCGAAGCTCGCCGCGGCGCTGCGCAACGTCGATGAGGTCGTGCCGGGCGTCAAGCCGACGACGGCCGAAGTGGTGCAGGGCATGCCGCAGGGCGCCCCCGTGCAGGCATATCAGGACTACCTGAGCCGCCTGTCGGGCGCACGCCGCGGCAACCCGACCGTTCGGTTCGGCGAGCGTCTGCAGGCCAACGAGAAGGCGCTGGCGCGCGCCGAGGCCGAGCGCGGCGCCGTCACCGGCCCGATGCGCCGCCGTGCGCTGGCGAACGCCAACAAGACGACGCAGGCCATCACCGAGGCCGAGGCTGCCATTGCCGACCGATACGCCAGCAAGGCGTCGGCGCTGCAGGACAAGGGCAAGTTCCAGTCGACCGCCGCAGAGCAGTCCCGGCGCGCGCTGAACCGCGACATCCCGTCCGGCCCGGTGACGCAGCGGCTCGGCCTCGACAACCCGTCGCGCAGCACGCCCCCGCAGGCGACCGGCGCCGCGTCGCGCCCGCCGGCCAAGTACACGGCGAACGCCGCTCGAGCCGAGGAGGCTGCGGCCGCGGCCGGCGAGATGGACCCGATCATTGCCCAGCGCCAGGCCGAACTCGCCGCCGCCGAGACGCGGCTGTCGGACGCCACCGCGGGCGGCAAAGAGCCGCTGACGGCGGCCAAGGTCGACTCGCAGGTGGCTCGAGTCCAGGGCACGCCCGGCCTGCGCGCGTCCGATGTCGTTCAGAAGTCGATGTCGAAGCTGCGCGAAAAGCTGGCCGAGATCACGCAGAAGGACGGCACGATCAACGCCGACGACCTGTACATGGTGCGGAAGGAAGAACTCGGCAACTACATCGAGCAGGCGGCCAAGGACAGCGCGAACTGGGACAAGAGGCTCACCGGCGGCCTGCTGCGCGACATGCAGAAGGTCATGGACGACGCGATTGAGTCCTCGGGCGGCGCCGGCTGGAAGGACTACCTCGCCGAATACAGCCGCCGATCGGATGCGATCGACTTCGCCAGGCAGCGCATGGAGGGCTGGCGCAAGTCGAAGAACCCGGCCTCGGTGTCCGCGGGCGATCACGTCGAGCAGGCGACCTCCACGGGCCTGCCGCAGACGCTCACGCGCGAGGGCATGATCGCAAACGCCATCCTGCGGTTCGCCAATAAGAAATTTGCGCCCAAGGTCGAAGCGGAACTGACGCAGATTCTGCTGGACCCGGCCAAAGCCGCCGAAGTGCTGGACGGCATGAGCCGTCCGACGCCGCTCAAGCCGTCTACCGGCCGCGTCCAGGCCGCTACGCGCGGCGCCGCCGTGGCCGGCGCGACCCAGCCTCGCAAGAAGGAGAAACGCTGATGCCGTTCAATGGCAGTGGGACGTTCTCGCTCACCTATTCGTGGGTGACGGAACAGGCGAGTTCGCCGATTGAGATTTCCAAGCTCGACACGCAGGAGCAGGACATTGCCGATGCGCTGTCGAACTGCATCCTACGCGATGGAACCGGCAAGCCTACGGCGTCACAGGACTGGAACGGTCAGGACTTGACGAACGCGCGTCGATTTCGTTCGACCGCGGTCGGTGGCGGCGGCAACTCGGGTTTCAGGGTCGAATCCATCACGCCAGGCATGGCGTGGTACGAATCGGACGGCGTGTCCGACGAAAAAGAATGGGACTTCGCCGTTACTGGGTCGCAATTCCAGGGGCGCTGCCTCAACGATGCTCAAACTCTGTCTGACATTTGGGTTCTCGTCGAAAGGTCCGGACGGATTGTGACGCGCGTTACCATCGCCAGCACCGGGGTGCTTCGGCTTCCTCAGCGGTCTGCCGATCCGTCGTCCGGATCATCTAACGGCGACACCTACTACAACACGTCAACGCACAAGTTCCGGGGCTACGCCAACGGCTCGTGGGTCGACCTCAATTGATATGGGACCACCTGAACACGATCCCATCAGTGGATGGGACATCGCGAAAATTCTCTGGGGATTCATCGTGACTGGACTCGGCATTTCCGCAGCGAGGCTCAATATGCGCCTGCAAAGAATCGAGGAAGCCGTGTCCGCGAAAGCGATGGCGTCGACGATGGATCAGCGGTTCCGCGACGAAAAGGCCGACCACAAGCACGAGATCGACCGGCTTGAGAAGTCGTTGCACGATCATCGACAAGAGACCAGCGAGCAGTTCAGCGCGGTCAACGCGCGGCTCGACACCATCATCGAACGGATGATGAAGTGAACGCGCCGGACACCCGCACGCCGTCGTGGGTCCACGTCGCTAGGACGTACCTTGGTACTGCCGAGATTCCCGGCCCGCAGCATTCGGTCGTGATCGGCTCGTGGCTGCACCGCCTGAAAGCCTGGTGGAAGGACGACGAGGCGCCGTGGTGCGGCGTTTTCACGGCGGCCGTCATGCAAGAATGCGGCCTGTCCTACCCGAAGGCGTGGTATCGCGCCCGCGCGTGGCTCGAGTGGGGGCAAGAGGTCAAGCCGCCGGCGATCGGCTGCATCGCGGTGTTCGAGCGCGGCGGCGGCGGCCACGTCGGCTTCGTGGTCGGCAAGGACGACATCGGGCGGCTGCTGATCCTAGGCGGCAATCAGGGCAACGCCGTCAGCATCGCGCCGTTCTACCCGTACCGGCTGCTCGGCTGCCGCTGGCCGCCGGAGCCGCGCGTGGCGTTTGAATTCACGGGCGAGCTCCCGCTGCTCGCCCATACCGG